TAGAAGCCGATAGCCCCGAAGAAGCGCAAGATATAGCAACAAATGATTATATTTGGGACGAGGCTCAAACCGCCCCTGATAGATATGGCGTTCATTTTAACGTAGAGGAGCTTTGAACATGATTACGAATAAAGATGATTGCGAGCCAACAAATGTAGAAGACGATAGAAAATGTTTTAATTGTGGGGATACTGCATACCCTGAAACAGGCTTCATATTTGAAGATGAGTTATATTGTGAAGATTGTTGTCCCGAAGAGTATGGAGAGTGAAATGACAGTACGTGTGCATCTACAAAGCAAAACGGGCTCTTGGTCCGAGGAAATCGCAACGTTTACGTGCGAAGAGTATTACGAGGTCTGCATCACGGCCCTCGAAACATGGGCCAAGAAAAAAGGCTGTATAATAACTGAAAGCGTAGAGGAAGACGATGATAGCTAAACTAAAAACACGCCTCCAAAGGGAAATAAAACAACACTCTGTGCCTAGATTAGGGTTGCATGACGATAGCAGTTTTATGGAAATACACAAGGATGGCGAAATTACGGGTAGACTAGATCTTGCAAAAGAGTTGTTAAAGATGCTTTCTAAAATAACCGAACCAAAAAAATATACTGCTATTGAGTTAAATCTAGAAATAGAAAAAAACATACCTATGTGGGAAAATAGTAAATCTAAGTATTATTTCTTAATAGAGATGGAAGTAGGAGATAGCGTTCTTATTAAAAACAAAAAACATTTTGACTTTGTAAATGCCACTATAACTAATTGGAAGGGCAAGAAGCATCTACAATATTACGATGCAATGAAAGACAGAAAATACTCTCATCGAAGATTGAAAGACAACTCGTATAGAATATGGAGAGTGAGATGAGGATTAAAGAACTCCGCATCGCCAAGAAAGTTCTACTGAGCTTGATAGATGACTCTTACGACACGCTCCGTAATTGTCCAGAAGCTCGACAAGATCCGTCAAACATACACGCCACCGTTAAAGAACTAAAAGGCGCGATTGACGAAATCGATAGACATATAAGCATAGAAGAGGAGAACGATAATGACTAAACAAGCAAGCATAACCAAAGCATGGACCATAAGCCACGAACAACGGGTCAAGATATCTCAAAATATGCAATGCATCATAAATATTGAATTAGCCACAGCAGAACATTGCCCAATAGATTACAACGATATCTGCAATCTCATGTCCCTAAAATGGGACTTGTTCAATATACTGGGGATTGACCACCAAAAAAATGAAGAGGGGCATCGTAGTATTTATAATAAATTAGTGCTAAAATCTGAGGACGATGGAGCAGATACTTAATTATATTATCGAGTACGGGGAGCGCGGACTGCTCCCCGATGACGTTGAAACACAGAAAATTATAAAAATAGCCAAGTATATAAAATACACAAACCTAGTTTATATCGCGCAAGACTTTGAAAACCTCGCCGATATGATCTTACACGAGGATCGGGATGGACATAAAAAACATTAATACAAAAGTCGTGGGCAACCATACACAGGCCATGAAGCATATGGGACAGCTCAGTTTGAAGATCGAAACTATCACAGATCAGGTAGAAAAGATGATACTGGATCATAAACAGATCAATATTCATAGTCCGCAGATCTCGGCTCACGAAGCGTCCTACAATGTCGGGGCCGTAGAAGCCCTAGAAAAAGTTTTAGAAAATTTAAAAAAAGATTGTAAGGACTTTGCCTGACGTATACGTCATCAAAGAAGTAGTCGGGCCTGACAAAAAGGTTCAGTACTATATAGAAGGGGCGGGCCACCCTATCACAAACAAGGTCGATAATATAAAAGACGCGGAGCAAATGCTCAAGAGACAAATTGAGTTCGGAGATGGCCGTTTCCGTAATTACTGGCATTTGTTGATCCCACCTATATGACGTTCAGATATTTTTTTTTCTTAAACTTTTATAATATTGGCGGGATAGGCGGGATGGCGGGATAAACGGCCTGAAGTGCCTTATTTATATATAGAAGATCTATACCACTACTATAACGTTAGTGAAAACGGGGGTGGTATAGCTAGTTAATCGTCAAAATCTCTTATAGGGGTCTGAGAATTTTTTTTATAATTTTTTTTAGCTGAGTATATATAAGGGCTGAATAAACAATTAGGGTTGACAGCCTTGCATAAACTCCCATATAGTTGTCCGTATAACTACAATGGAGAAAGACTATGGACGAGATACGAAAAAAATATGACGAGGGAAAACTTTCCTTGGGAATGTGGGATTGTAGCTTTTATTTTGTTGATGGCGATGGAAATCAGCTATTGGATAAAAATGGAAAGGTTAGACTTTTTACCGCTGATGACCATGATTTTAGTTACATGGCGGATGGGGTGGAGTTTGATGAGCTCTCGGAAGCTGAACGTAACCCCGCTGAGGAAATTACTTCACTACTTAGTGATTTGAAAGATTGGTACGGCCGAGCAGATCAGGATCACCTTGGTCAGGGCGCCGATATAATTGAAGATATCCTTACGTTTTTTGAAAAAGGAGAGCAATAATGAAATTTCTTGATAATAAACGTTTATGGCGCCAAAGTTTTGGGCACGAGGTTAAGCTTAAAAAGCTTTTGGAAAAGATAGAAATGTATTGTTTCTTTTCTATAGAGGATGCAGAACAATTTCTAAAAGATTTTCCTAATCATCCTGATAAGCTTGAGAGTAAAGCGCGGTTAGAGATCTGCCGAGGAATTTTGTCTATTATTGATAAGGAGAAATTAGATGGTAAAATACCTAACTAAAGATTTAATCTTAAGACTTAATGAAAAAGCGGTGCGTTTAAATAAGAACCGCTCTATTCATCCTAATCATTATTCTGATCTTAATCTTAAAGAAGATATTAAATACCCCGTGGGAATGACGTTGCCTACGGGGCATATGGATCGGGAAATGAGAACGCAGATATATCTAGGCGAGGACAAGGGTAGTATTTGGCTTGATATTGAAATGAAAGATTTCACCAAATTGCCTAGTCAGGAGATAGATAATGAGAAAGGGGGTGAGTAGATATTTTTATTTTTAGAATTATAGGGTGGTTGCTTTACGGCAAAGATTATGATCGATTGCAGAGAAAAGTAAATGAGCCGAAGCGCCGACGCTGAGAATGAGCCCCGCCACTTGACGGGGCTTTTTCTTTTGTCTAGTATGGGATATTGTCAATTAACTACATAGGAGAAAAATTATGAAACGTAGTACATATAACAAACCGCACAACAAATTGCGATTTATTACCCCCGATCAAGTAGCAGAAACATGGGATGGAGTTAACAAAGATCTTTATTCCGCTCTTTGGCGTAAAGGCGTTAAGGCTATGCGACAACCTAACGAGTTTGATCACAGAGCCGAATACCTTTTTGAAAACTCTGTGGCGTCTTTATGGGATGAATTTTCAAAAGACGAAAAATTTGAATTAAATAAACTATGTCAGGCGGGTCATTAAAATGAAAAACATTAAACAAAAAGTTTTTATGATACCCTTTAGCAAAGATGACATTTTAGTAATGTTATCTGTTATAGCGGAATTTAACACGGCCGTCGCGCGGGGCGAAGCGCAACATAATATAACCCATGAAAAAGAAACAATACGGGGCTTAGTAAATAGGTTATTCCCGTATCAGCGGGCTTTAGTTGAAGATGATCTTGATCTTTTAATTGATGCACAGCTAATGCATACAGCGGGCACCGACGAATGGGCCAAGAACTTTTTCAAAGGGCAAGCGCGCAAAAAAGTAAAGCAGAGTTGACTTTATCTTATATAAATGTATTCTTATGGGGCGGGGCAATTCCGCCCCGTTTTATTTTAACTACAAATAAGGAAAAACTATGACAATAGATAACAATGAAATGAAGCTTACCCAGTTGATGAAAAGGGTTCAGGAAGAAGCAAGCCGCAAGGCCGATTATATTGTTCCCGCTAATCATATGCAGAAAAGAACAATAGAAGACAATGACGGGAAGATGAAGCCCCAGTTGATAGTCGAACAGCGGGGCGGAGAACCTACCCTTGTTATGGATTTTAACGACGTTTCATTTAATCAATACGCGGTTTACAATGGTATTGAGAGCCGTACAGCGCGACGCCTACAAGATCAAGCCCCGAGTGAATTTGACGCGCTGTTAAATAGGTTGCATTCTCAAGACAATAATAACCGAATGCTTAGAACGTTTGACAATGGCCCGTCTTCTACTCTTAGAGCTAATTTATCTGACAAATTTAAAACGTTTGATAATTACGATTTTTTAGAAGCTTCTATTCCCGCGCTTTTAGATAACGATCAAGCCCCCGAGATTATGCAAGCCGATTACACCGAAAAAAGAATGTATATGCGCTTCAAGTTTAACAAGCAAACGGGAGAGGGTGCTAACGTCGGTGATTTAATGGCAAATGGTATTGGTTTTTCTAATAGTGAAACGGGGCACGGGTCGATTGCTGTATGGCAGAATTTTTGGACTTTGGCGTGCACAAATGGAATGCAGACCGATAACAGAAGCAGAAGCGCGCATATAACAAGCGCCCGTGAGAGCGACGTTTACGGCGTTTTATCGCAAGAAGCAAAAGACGCTGATAACAAGGCTATGGCCCTAAAGCTTCGCGATCTAGTAAGAAGCTACTCAAGCCGTGAAAGCTTCGATGACGTATTGCAAAAAATGCGGTTAGCGGGTGCGGACGTTGCCGAGGGCATAGAGCCCGTTGAGCTTGCCAGTAACGCGGGCCGAGTTTTAGCCCTTACCAAACAGGAAACAAGCGGGCTGTTAAATGGTCTTATTTCAACAATAGGGCAAGCGGGGTATGAACGCGATAAACCATTGACCCGCGCGACGTTAATAAACGCCGTGACGGCGTGCCAACACAAGGCCGAAAAAGATGACGTTGATTTATGGCAACGGCGCGGGGGGCAAGTTTTAAATATGCGGTCGTCGGATTGGTCGCGGGTTAAGGCCGTCGCGTAAATTCCAGACCCGCCACGCGGGCGGGCTGGCCTATTGTAAAAATATCACTAAATCGGGCGGGTGTTTACATCCGCCCTTTTTTATGTATATATATAAGATAATGTCAATAATACGGGAATTTTAAAAAATGGTTTTATTAGTTAATGAAATGTCTACGGGCAAAAAAACGCGGGGGCTTGCGATAACATATAGGGCGGGCGGGGGCAATAAGTTTGGATCTTGCCCCGCATCTTGCAAGCTTAATGCAAGCGGGCGCGGATCGGAAAAGATCGATCTAGAATATACCCGCGTTTTATATGGGTTTAAACCCGTCGGCGGGTTTGCGTTTACGTTTTCGCATTTCGACCCGTCGCAATGGTTTAATTTGATAGCCCCCGAAAAAAAAAAGGCCGTGATAAATTATAGCGCCGATCTATGGTCTAAGGCCGTGAAAGCTTTTAAAAATAATATTCCAACTGTTTTTGTCGTTGCCCAAAGTTATTGGAGTGAAAACGCCTTTAAAAATAAGGAACGCGACGGCGTTTTGGTTGTTCGGTGCCCTGAAGAATATAATAGTGATAAAGTAAGCTGTTTAAATTGTGGCGGTGAAAAGGGGCCGTTATGCGCCCGCCCTGATCGCAATTTTATTATAGCCTTTACGGCGCACGGGAACCAAAAAAAGAAAATAAACAACGGCGCGCGCGGGGGCTGTTATGCCGACGGGGGTAACGTCAATATACATTGGAAGCGCTTGGCCGATAAACCGCAAGAAAAAACAGACTCGGAAACATTGCGTAAATTTATCAAAACTATTTCGCCCCGCCGTATTCTTCGCCATCATATCGCGGGCGATATCGGGCAAGAATAAAGCCCGCCCATAGCGACCAAATAAAGCCCGCTCACGCGGGCTTTTTTATTTTGGGTTGTTTATATCTCATTTTTTCTTATACTAGGGCAAGCGGTGCAATGAAGCCCGCTTTTTAACTATAGGAAAAAACTATGAATGAAGATCTTTTATCAAAATATTTTTATAAAGAATTTGCGGAGTATGCCAATTTGGATATTCCGACGTATTCAAAGCTTTTATTGCACGCGGGCGTTGTTGACGCCTTGGCCGATAAAGATATGGAACGTTGCAAGGTTCTTGTGGATGAATTTAAAAGGGGGGCTAATTATGCGACTTAATAAGATCCAATTAAACGCCTTGAAAAGGTTATACGATAGAGAAAAGCCCGCTTTAAATATTTACGTTGCAGGTATTCTTAAAGACCGCGTTTCAATAAGCTTTTTAAATTTTCGGCGGGAATGCTACCCCGAAATTGGCGCCCGTGATACGGCCTTAATAGTTCATAGGGGCGTCACGTTTGGAATAGAGCCCGACGGCCATATCCATACATAGAGCCCGCCCATGGCCGAGATTAAGCCCGCTTCGCGCGGGCTTTTTTTTGTTCGCTATTTCCAGTTAAATCCGCAACGGCCCGCCGTCCGCGTGCGATCGTAAACCTACGAGCCCCGCGACCCATGGCCCGAGATCCGCCGAGATCCGCCGAGATCCGCCGAGATCCACGGCCCGCGATCCTAGACCCGCCACGTGACGCGGCTGCACCCTTTTTTAAGATCCGCGACCCGAGATCCGCGACGGCTGCAGCGGATCCGCGAACCATGGCCCCCCGCCCAAGGTTAAAAATTTTCTTCTAGGGGCCCCCGCATATCGGGTCAATTAACGGGGCCCGAGATCCAAAAATCGCGATAAAATGACAACGGCCCGGTGTTTTGCAAGCGTTAGCTTGCGCCATGTTTTTCACGAATAATCATACAAAAAATCGTATGAATGTTTCACGTGAAACATTGCCTAATTATTGTGCAGAAAAAAGGTTCTTGTTAACTGCCTAAAAAACGTGCATATTATTCGTGTTTGTTAACCATCAACCGAGGTCCGAGAATGAGGAAGCGCAGAGTAGGCAAAACGGGAATACGCCAAGAGACTCGTGGTCGAAAACCCGCCACCATAAAAACCCCTTTGACACGAAAGCAGGAGCTGTTTGTCCGCGAGCTTGTCAGCAAGGATGGGCAGATAACTATGCGCGAAGCGGCAGAGAATGCCGGGTATAGTGCAACGAGTGCCCATACGCGAGCGTATGAGTTAACGAACCAACATATCTCGCCTCATGTTGTTCATGCGATAAGAGAGTACCGTCGTGCTTTGGATGAGAAATATAGTATTACGTTCTCACGACACGTGCGGGATTTGCAGCGTATTCGGGACGAGGCATTAGCGAATGGTGCGTACTCGGCAGCGGTGCAGGCGGAGTTTCGCCGTGGTATGGCGCAGGGTGATATATATGTAAGTAAATCGGAGATACGACACGGGAGCATAGACAGTATGTCTAAGGAAGAAGTTATGAAAGCATTGAAAGAGATAAAGGAGAGTTATGCCCCAGTCACAATCGACATCACCCCAGAAGAGGATAACGATAGCCGTGAAGAAGGAGAGCGGCTTTTACAAACAAGTGAAGGAAGCGGCACAGAGAGTAAGTCGAAAGCTGTCGCTAACGCGAATTGAAAACTGGGTCGGAGCAGGAATCCCAGACGTCTTGCTCTGTGATATCCATGGTTGTTTTCATTTTGTTGAGCTCAAGTTTACGACGACGAATAAAGTAGATCTGCGCCCGTCGCAGGTAGCGTGGCTCACGAAACACAAACACGCTTCGTGTTGGATATTAATTAAGAAACAGGCAAAGCCGTCCGAGCGAGCAGAATTATTTTTGTTTAAGGCGGAAGATGCGATAGATTTGAAGATGGATGGGTTGAAAGATAAGAAGCCGGAGTTTCATTGTATGCAGCCGTTTCGTTGGGACGATATGTTTTTTAAAATCGCAGGGGCCCCCTGATGGATGTTTCGGAGCAGGAGGCCAAGCTTACGCTGCGACTGGCACAATTAGAAAAACACGAAAGGTGTCAGGAAGATTTTTTAATTTTTGTAAAAAATATGTGGCCGGATTTTATTGCCGGTCGGCACCATAAGATTATTGCCGAGAAGTTAGAGCGTGTGGCCAAGGGCGAGCTGAAGCGTTTGATTATCAATATGGCGCCAAGACATACGAAGTCGGAGTTTGCAAGCTTCTTGTTTCCGGCGTGGATGATGGGCCGTAATCCAAAGATGAAGATTATTCAGGCGACGCACACCACGGAGTTGGCCGTGAACTTTGGACGTAAGACCAAGAACCTTATTGATAGTGATGAGTACAAGGATATCTTTCCGACGGTGAATTTGTCCGCCGACAGTAAAGCATCCGGTCGTTGGGACACGACATCGGGGGGTATGTACTATGCGGTGGGGGTTGGTTCCAACTTAGCGGGTCGTGGTGGAGACTTGGTGATTATAGATGACCCGCACTCGGAGCAGACGGCGATGTCTAATTCGGGTTTTGATGATGCGTGGGACTGGTATACTGGGGGCCCCCGACAGAGACTACAGCCGGGAGGTAGTATTGTTTTGGTACAGACCCGGTGGTCCGAGAAGGATATGACGGGACAGTTGATGCGTGCGATGGCGAAGGATGAATTAGCGGACCAGTGGGAAGTTGTAGAGTTACCGGCGATCTTTACGGATGGCAGTCCCTGTTGGCCGGAGTTCTGGAGCCTCGAGGATTTAACGGCGGTGAAGGCGTCGATACCCCCTAGTAAATGGAATGCGCAGTATCAGCAGAATCCGACGGGTGAGGAGAACGCAATTATACCGCGTGAGTGGTGGCAGAAGTGGGAGAAGGAGAGTATTCCCAATCTGGAGTATGTTATTCAGAGTTACGATACGGCGTTCACGAAGAAGGAGACATCGGACTATAGCGCGATTACTACATGGGGTGTTTTTTATCCCGAAGAAGCGGGGGGTCCCCCGGCGTTGATCCTTCTTGATAGTCAGAAGGATAGGTGGGACTTTCCTGAGTTGAAGCAGGTAGCGTTGGAGCAATATAAGTACTGGGAGCCGGATACGATTATAATAGAGGCGAAGGCGACGGGGCTGCCCTTGACCCACGAACTACGGAACATGGGTATACCTGTTGTCAACTTTACACCGAGTAAGGGTAATGATAAGGTGACGCGCGTGCACTCTGTATCGGTTCTTTTTGAAGCAGGCATGGTGTACGCACCAGACACGAAGTTTGCGGATGAGATGATAGAGGAGGTT